CGATCGGGGAAATGCTCGAGTTCGGAGAGAAGTCCGGGATCTTCAAGAGCAAGAAGGTCCAGGATTATATGGTCAAAACGCTAAAGAAGAAGCCCGGGAAATTTAGCAGCTGCAAGAAAACGGAGCTCATAGACGTCTTCCTGCAGTCCGGGGTCAATTTAGTAGGCAAGGTGCCGGCCGAGATCCTGCCGGCGAAGGAGAAAAAAATATAAGATGAAGATAAAAAAATTAATCCATAAAAATTGTGGGGGGAGAATTAAAATTAGAGCACTTTGGGGATTGCCAGGAGGAGGAACCGATGGCGAAGGTCACTGTAAAAGATGTAAAGAAGAAATCTTATTCAAATCACAAATAGACTGGAAAAAAAGCAAGGTAAAAGATGATGGACAATTAGCTTATCATCTTTAAGGAGATAAAAATGCAGGAAATTGAATATGAAGATGGCAAAAAAACAAAGGAAAAATTTAAGACGTTCGCCGAAGCTTTAATCGACGCAGAGAATAAGGAGAAGAAGCGGCCGATCAAGAGCTTGAAAATCACTCGAATCATCCCGGGCCGGAAAAGAAGGGGCGGCTGCCCTCCGGACTTTATTCCCGGAAAGGAGGACTGAATGATACCCCAAAAAACGAAAGACTGGCTTGATACCGCCAGCTACGAGGAGCTGCTCACAAAATGGCGATTTGCCCCAACCGGAAGCCCCTGGTTCCAAGGCGAAGTGGGGACATATTTCGAGAAGGTTATGAGAAAAAAGAAAGAAGAGGTAGGGGAAGAGGCAGCCGTCAGAGCCAGCAAAAACATAGGCTGGTAATGCACCGAGGAGGAGAAATGAGCCTTACCAACACATTGGAGTTTTCTCCCCCGAGAAGGTTACTGACCAAGCTCAAAATATAGCGCAATAATGCATGACATGCATGATATGGAAAGAAAAAAACGAAGACAATTAACTGCTTTAACGAAGCTTTGTCGGCTCTCAGAGCTTGGGAAATGCAAAAAACGCTTCAAACAAAAAGTGTCGTGGCAAGACTTCTGCAGCTATGACCATCAGCAGCTATATTGGAAAATAGTGAGGAAGGAAAAAAGAATGGCTGCCACGATGCTTTCGGACCATGAGAAGAGAATTACAGAGCATGAGCAAAGAATAAAAAAGCTGGAGGAGAAGAACGATGAAAAAGAAAAAATCACTCCGCGAGAAAGGTAACGCATACCAGCGCTGGATCCGGGACTGGCTCCAGGAGCGCGGCTGGACCGTCCGGAACTTTCCTATGACATCAAGGCCGATCATGGTCCCGGATGAAAAGCATCCCGGGCAAAAGAAGATGATCTGGCTGCCGCAGAATAACGACGTCTTTGGCTGCGACCTGATAGCTAGGAAAGGAGGGCTGATTTTGTGGATACAAAGCAGCCTCGATGATCATATCACAAGACGGCTCGATGAGTTCTTTAAATATTTCCATAACATAGGGTCCTGGGAGCGCTTGATGATCTGGATAAAAAGAGAGAAGTGGCACTCTATCAAATTGGTGAGTGTAGGATCGACCGGCCTTATGGTAGTCGAAGATCTGGGGAAGATCCAGGTCGGCAAGTTTACTCTTGCCCGGGGCGTCCCTGATTTCACGTTCGGAGAAAAGAAATGAAGATGGAAAATATCCTAAAAGAAGTAGAAGAAGAGCTCGCTCGAGCGAAGGCCAAATTCCCGGTATGGTATCGGGATCCCGTCCACGGCGCGGCCATCGTAGCAGAAGAGGCGGGCGAGGCCCTGCAGGCTGCCCTGGATTTTTATTATGAAAGAGCCGGGGCCCACGTTCTGAAAAAAGAGCTGATTCATACCGTGGCCATGGGGATTCGGTTTTTACTGAATTTCGAGAACGTGGAGAAATGGATGGAGGCTTTTCTTAAAGGAAAAAACGAAGCGCTCGAGGCGGCAAAAAAATGATCGATTGGAGTGCGATGCTCTTGGCTTTCATTATTACGATATTGATTTTCGCGGCCAGTTATTTTTTGGAGAAATAGAGACGGCGAAGTTGAGAGGTTGCTGAAAATGCAAATGACAAAACAGAGGTTTTATAGAGCGAGGAAAAGCGCCAGGAATATTCTGGTCCGAAGCCAATATAAGGTGAATTATCTGGACGATCCCGTTTTTCATGTCGAGGCGATCCGGGAGAAGGAGATGAGAAAAATCAGGATCGTTTTTGACGAGATAAAAGAAGAGGACATCGAGGAAGTGCGAAATTACGAGCTTCCTCCGATCTGCACGAAAGAGATCTGGTTGAGAAAACCGGGTGAAAGAAAATTCATTGTCAAGACCTTTTATCCGTAAATTTTTATCGGGTTTTGCGAAATTAGTATCGGCATACCCGAAAATTTCCATCACTTCCTGAAATCACCAAAAAAACAGGGTTTATATTATCAAGTGCTATGGCGAAGTTCCTGCCTACGAAAATCATAGTCCATCACAGCCTCACCCGGGACAGCGGATCCGTCTCCTGGGGGGCCATCAGAAAATACCACACAAAAACCTTGAAGTGGAAGGAAATCGGATACCACGTGGGGGTGGAACTCGTCAAGAGCGGCGAGGAGTTGTACTTCGAGGCCCTGTTGGGCAGAATGTGGGACAGAAGAGGAGCCCACTGTAAGGGAGAGAACCGCGACTCCCTGGCAATCTGTTTCATCGGCAATTTCGATAAAGAGAAACCGGGGAAGCAACTGCTGGCGGCGGGTGCCAAGGTCATCGCCTTGTGGCTCGACTTCTTCTGCCTTGCAATCAAGGACATCTATTCCCACCACGATTTCGCTCCCCATAAAACGTGCCCGGGCAAACTCTTCAATATGGAATCTTTGAGGGAGTGTGTAAGGAGATGCTATGACTAACTGGATAAAACGGCATTGGATTTTACTCGTCATTGGCCTCGTTATTCTCTATCTGTCCTATGGAGCGATTGATGGGGCTATCGCAAAATACAAATACAAGAAGCAGATAAAAGGGCTGGACACGGAAATCACTGAGCTGAAGCAGGATAAAAAAGAAAGCAAGGGAAGAGAAGAGGCGTGGGAGAAATCCTCGCAAGATAACTGGGCATTGGCAATGGAGAAAGAGAAGAAATTGAGGCAGAAAGACAAAGAGATGATAGTGAAAATCCAGGAAAAGCGGGAACTGAAGAAGAAGATTAAAGCGATGCCCATTACTCAGGTCGTCGTACGCACTATTGAAATTATAAACTGTCCTGAGGTCATACAGCAAGAGCAGGGAATTGTCTTCACGCTGGATTGTGGGAAGTCAAATCTCACTGTTCTTGAAGCTTCATTTTCACTCAAAGGGGAGGTTGATGATTGGATGGAGAAATACAATACGAGCCAGGGAGAAGTGTCGGACTTGAAGAACACTATCACAGATAAGGATGGCGTCATCAAGGAAGTACGGGAGCAGTTGGTTGGAGAGGATAAGATTACGCTCAGGTGGGAAGGCAAGTTTAATCTCTCTGAGAAGCGAGGGAAGAGGTCATACTGGAAGGGTGTAAAAACAGGTGCGGCTGTAGGTGGAGTTATAGCCTTTTTCGCAGGTTTCTTTTTGGGAAAATAACATGGCAAGAAAAATCACTATACGCACATCCGTGGCATTCATCATCTGGGCTTTTCTGATCACTGGGGCGTTCGTATTCACGGGATTCAAGCCGGCCGCGCAGTTCACCGCGTATGCGACATGGTTGACTATCGGCCTTGGCGCCTACACGGGGAAAAGACTCTTCCAGAAGAAAAAAGAATTTAACGGGGCGGCTCCATAATGTTTAAAGCGATCCCCTGGGATACGATCGGCCCGATAGCCACGGCGGTAATAGTTATCCTGGCCGTTGTTTTTTGGTTTATGCTCAAATGGCAAAAGGGGGCCAAGACGCCCATCACTCCCGCGAATCCGCCCAGAAATATAAACGACATGCATAAGAAAAGCCTTTGTTTTGATCATCACAGGGATATTGCAGCTAACGCAACCGCAATCAGCATGATCAGCGAGAATATTAAAGAAGCCAATAAGCACAATTCTCAACAACATGCAAGGATTTTCACGAAGCTCGAGGATCTGGGAAAGGAAATGATTACGGAGATCAAAAAAATAAATGGTGGTCAATGAATATAAAAAAAGTCCCGATATCCGAAGTCGAGGCCTGGGCTAAGAATCCCCGGAATATAAAAACGAAGGACTATGAGCGCCTTAAAAAACAGATCCTGGAGCTCGGCGTCTATAAGCCTCTTCTCTGTGTCCGGGAAAACGGCCGATATATAACCCTGGGCGGCAATATGCGGCTGCGGGCCCTGCAGGAGCTCGAGCACCGGGAAGTCGATATCTCCATCGTCAAGGCAAAAGACGAAGCCACGAAGATAAAATTCGCCCTTTCAGATAATGACCGGGCCGGCGAGTATGACGATCTGAAACTCGCGGAGCTCACTTATCCCCATATCGAAGATATAAATCTCGAGGATTATAAAATAGACCTGGGTGCAGCTATCACCATGACCGAAGTCATGGAGCGCTTCGGGCCGGATCGGGAAGAAAAGCTCGAGGATCCTGGCGCGATCGCCCGGATTCCAAAGGACGCGAAGGATCTGATCAAAAAATTCGAGCATGTCCATGTCGAATTTAGCGGTGGGAAAGACTCGCTCCTGGCCCTTTTGTGGACCCGGAAAATTTGCAAGGAACTGAAGAAGCCCTTTACCGTTCTTTTCGTAGAAACCGGCGGCGAGCTCCCGGATCTCTCCAGCTACATAAACCGGCTCTGCATGGATCTGAAAGTTGATTTAGTCCGGATGAACAGCCCCGCGAACCTGGTGGAATATTATACCAAAAGAGGCCGCTGGCCAGATCCCCTTTTCCGGGATTGCCAGCATAAATTTATAAATGAGATCCTGGACAGCTACGATCCAGAAGCCCAGCCGAAGACACTCAAGATCCGCGGCGGCCGCTCTGATCAAAAAGTGGGAAGGAGTGTCCGGACTGCGTTCCTGAAGCTGAAAAACGGGGCCTCCGTTTTCGCTCCTTTCTATGAGACATCTCAAACATCTTATGAAACCATGCTGAAAAAAATAAAACGCCTGATCTGGCCCGGGTATGCCAAGGGATTCCAGCGAACGGCCTGCTGGTGCTGCCCGTTTCAGCGCCCTGAGCAATATGAGGCCTTAAAAGAGAATTATCCGATGGTCTGGGAAGAGATGAGGATCCTTACGAGCCGGCTGATATACCCGGCGCACAAGACAGACTCAAATATAAAGAGGTTTCATAGATACTGGGATCCCTATAACAAGGGAGCCCGGCCTAAGAGGAGAGCAAGCCGTTGAAGCCAGTCGTTCTTCCGGTTACAGTCGATCGCAGGGATAAAATAAGCGACTCGTTTTCCGAAGATCCCGGATTCCGGATCGCACGCCGGCGAACCTTTCAAAAGGAGGGCAAGCCGGGGCCGCTCCTTATCGATGATCCCCATGGCGAGATCGGCGCCCCGCATAAAATTAGCGGTAACGTCCTGGCTGCCGGCCATGATCATCCCGTTGCGAAAACGGGCCGGGGGGCGAGGGCAAGGAAGGCCGCCCAGCATTTCCGGGCACGCGTCCAGGATCTTGTAGCCATCCTTTCGCAGCTCCTCGATCCGCTCCTTGGCGAACGTCGCCAGAAAGCCGTGATAAAGGCACTTCTTACTCAAAAGGCAGGAGCTAACAAAAATAGAATCACTCATTTTATAAGGATTCTCCTTCTTCATGGGTATCAGCCAGGTCTTGATAATAATCGGCTTCGGACTTTTCTGCAACCATCGGAAGATCGAGCGCGTCGTAAAGCTCTTGGTGAGTTTCAAACCCGCAGAGTTGAGCGACTAGATCCGGTGCATATCCATATCCATAATTTCTTAACAAGGTGGGGACATGAGACTTAAACTCTTTCAGCTCCAGCCAGCCATTAAAAGGATCTTTAAAGGGTCTGATACCAAGGCCGCTGGTAACCTCCAAAACTTGGCGCCAGGTCGAAGGGGCCATTTTAGGGATACCGTGAAAGCGGCCTTTCTCGCTAAGAGTCTGATAAAGAAGCATCCGGGCTTGCGTTTCGTTGTATTTTTTTCTCATTTTATTTTTCCTCTGAATATAATATATGCCGTTTTAAAAGGTTTGCAAGAGGTTGATTTAAAATAATTTACGGATATGTGATGGCTAAGAAAGACACAACAAAATCTAGTGTCAAAAGGGCGAAAACACCTGTGCGCCCGATGAAGAAAATTAAAATAAAAAAGTTAAACGCTGGCCGGAAGACGAAATATCACGAGGACTTCCCGCTACTGGCCCAGGACTATGCACGGCGGGGAATGATTGACAAGGAGATCTGCAAGAAGCTGGGGATATCTCAAGAATCGTTTTATTTATACCTGCGAACATATCCTGAATTTGCTGAGGCCTTAAAAGAAGGTAAGAAACCGGTCGACGTGGAAGTCGAAAATGCACTTTTAAAAAGAGCCAAGGGATTCAGCTATGAAGAGGTCCACGCGGAGTTCCGGGCGAAGGACGCCAAAGACAAAAAAGCAAAGCCAATCGTCGTGAAGAAGATCACGAAGATGGTGGTTCCGGACACGACGGCCTGTATCTTCTTTTTGAAAAATAGACGCCCGGGACTTTGGAAGGATCGGCATAATTTCGATGTATCCGGGAACCTAAACTTAAAAGTCATTACGGCCGTTCCGAGGCCGAAGAAAAAAAGGAAAAAGAATGGATAGCGCAGTCGAATATGAAACCGTGGATCTGAGCCAGCGCTACGATCCCCGACGCAATAAGAAACAGCTGCTCTTCCATGCAGCTCCGGAGACCTATAAGCTCTTCGGCGGCGCCATGGGCGGAGGAAAGACGGCTGCGCTAATCAATGAGGGGAACCAGCTCAATCTTGACTACTCGGGCAACTTCGGCCTGCTGATGAGAAAGACCTGGCCATCGTTCCGGGATACGGTCCTCCCGCAGCTGGAGAAGTTCCTGGATCTGCGGCTTGTTAGGGACTGGAACCGGTCGGAGAAAATGATCACTTACATAAACGGCTCGAGGATCCGCTATGGCGGAGTCGGCGAGCGGCCGGATGACTGGGAGAAGTTTATGTCCGGAGAATACGGCTGGATAGCGCTGGACCAGGCCGAACAATTCACTGAAAAGGAATTCATCATGTTGGCCACACGCTTCCGGCTGAATATTCCAGGGATCCGATATTTCTTCCTCCTCTCCTGCAATCCGAACATAGGCTGGATAAAGGAGCGCTTCATAGAGAAGAACATGAAGGATCACATTTTCATCCCGTCGCTGCCTTCGGATAATATCGCTAATTTGCCGGCCAGCTATATCCCCATGATGAAAGATATCCTTACGCCGCAGCTGATAAAGGCCCTACTTGAAGGCGATTGGGAGGCGGTGGGCGAGCCTGATAATGTCTACGCTTATCTTGAGATACAAAAGGCGGTTAAGCGACATCTGAAGGCTTCTCTGCCCGTCGAGATTGGTTGCGACGTGGCCAGGAGCGGGGACGATGAGACGGTCATAGTGCTAAGAGAAGGCCTCCGGGTCCGGATACATAACCAGGCGCAGGGCCATGATACCATGCGCACGACCGGCGAGATCTGGCGCTGCTGTCAGGAGAAGATCATCCCGCAGTGGGGAGCCGACCTTGATCAGATCAAAATCAAGGTAGACGCCGATGGCCTGGGCGCCGGTGTAGTGGATAGGCTGAAAGAGCAACGCCGGGAGAAGAAAGAGCTTTACACGGAGATGATTCTGAGGGCGGTCAGCAAGGAGAAGAGAGAGGAGCTCGTAAAAGCAGAATACAGGTTGCGAATCAAGATCCTCGAGATCCATGGATCGGGAAAGGCCCGGGAGCCGGCGAAGTTCAAGAATCTGCGAGCGGAGATCCACTGGGGAATGCACGAGCTACTTCCGGAGCTAGATCTGCCGCTTGATCGTGAGCTCACAACACAGCTCATGGCCATAAAATACAAGGTAAATTCAGCCGGTCAATATGAAATCATGGCGAAAAGCAAGATCAAAGAGAAGCTAGGGAGATCTCCTGATAAGGCTGAAGGAGTCATCTATGCACTCGCGGCTTTAAGGCCCCAGAGTGAGGCGAAAATATGGTGAGGTGCTAATGTGGCCAATTAAACAGATAAAGACATTCGCCAGGAATATGCGACTGAAAGAAAATCCCGTCTTTATGTCTATGATGTTGATGTTGGGGACAAGTCCGCTATGGACGAAGAAGGATCTCGCCAAACTCGCGAAGGCTGGTTATCAGAACTGCTACGCGGTCTATGCCTGTGTTAAGCAGATCGTAGAGGCGGCCGGCGGGATCCCGTGGAATTTGTTTAGGAGGCCGATATCCAGTACCGGGAAAAGGGAGAAGCTCGAGGAGCATCCTCTTCTTGATCGGATGCGAAGACCGAATCCCCAAGAAGGCGGGGCGGCGTTCACAAAAAATATTCTGGCCTTTTATTTAATAGCCGGAAACTCTTACATTATAAAGGTAGGTCCTGTAAGGGGAGGGGAACCAAGAGAGCTATATATGATGAGGCCAGATAGGGTCAAGGTTTTGCCCGGGACGAGGTTCCAGCCCATCAGGGGATATCGTTATACCGTGGGTGGTGTTGACCGCAAACCGGACTTCAAGGCCGATGAGGTGTTGCATTTAAAGGCCTTCCATCCCCTTGACGATTGGTATGGACTCTCGCCGATCGAAGTAGCGGCCAAGCAGATTGATATCCAGGCGATGGCGACAGAATGGAACGCACGGCTCCTGGAGAATGATTGCCGGCCGCCAGGTGCGATTGTAACCGAAGGCAACCTGGATGACGAGCAACACGAGCGTCTCGAAAAGCAGCTAGATAAGAAAATGTTAGGTTATAAGGTCGCAGGGAGACCTCCAGTATTCGAAGCCGGGATAAAATGGCAGTCGTTCGCCATCACTCCTAGGGACATGGATTGGATCAATTCAGACAAGTTGAATTCGCGCAAAATTTGTTCGGTTTTTGGCGTAGCTCCGCAGCTGATCGGGGACGAAGAATCCAAGACGTTCGCGAACTATAAAGAAGCCCGGAAGGCGCTCTATATGGAGACGATCCTTCCGTTGATGGATTATTTGAGAGATGAATATAACAACTGGCTAACGCCGGCATGGGGTGATGACCGGCTATTACTGGAATACGATAAGAATGCAATCGAGGCAATCCAGGAGGAGCGAAATAAGGTTTATGAAAGGGAGGAGAGGGCTTACTGGAGAACCTTAAATGAAAAAAGGAGAGCGACCGGCGATGACGATATCGGAAAGGCGGGAGATATAATCCTGGTTCCCGCGACGTTCGTGCCGCTGGCCGACATAAGCGGGAATATAGAAGAGGAATAAATGGCGCTAGAAGTAAGAGCTCGAGACATTATAATCACCGACGCTCGGGATTATTTCGTTCTGCGGCGATATCTAAATCAAGAAGAACGCATCATCTCGAGACCGGTAAAGGCGCTTTGGAAGAAGCAAGCGGAGCTCGTAACCGTAGAGACCACGAAGATCGCGCTCGAGTCCAGAAATATACCGGCTGAATGGAAGGCCCCCTGGGAGCGCATGATCAGGGAATTCGTACGAGATGATGTGCTTACAGAATGGGTCAATAACATATCGGTCGCCGGCGACGGGATCGCCAAAAAGGTGAACCGGCTCCAGCGCAAGCAATTCGATTTCGACTCGACCATGACGAGTGTTAAGGCCTGGGTAGATACTGAAGGCGGCAGGCTGATAGTGGACCTCACAGCTGCGCAGATGGGCTCGACTCACGCGCTGCTGCAGCACCAGATCGCCCTGGAAGTGACGAGTCCCTATGTTTTATCCCAGAGGATCCGCCCCCTGGTAGGATTGACAAACCGGGAGACAATGGCCGTGGCCAAGTTTATGGCCACACTCCAGGAGCAAGGAGTCGCTCCGGCCATGATCAATAAGCAGGTCGCGAATTATGCGAAGTTCCTGCATAAGAATAGGGCCCAGAGAATCGCGCGAACGGAGATCTCAAACGCCTTTAATTTTGGCCAGATGAATTCGCTCGGACAGGCCGTACAAGAAGGCTGGCTGCCGGGGATCCCGGAGAAGTCCTGGATGGCCGGCGGGGCGGATCCGTGCGAGATCTGTTTAGAGAATGAATCGGTGGGGCCGATTGCCTTGCCAGACGTATTTCCGAGCGGCGACGCTCACCCGACAGCTCACCCACAATGTGAGTGTGCCGTTGGATATCGAGTCAGGAGGTAAATATGGGTTACAGCACATTGGCAAAAAACGCGATGCTAGACGCGCTCGGAGCACTTGTTCAATTTGTATCGCTCCATGATGGCGATCCGGGAGACAACGGGGCGAACGAGATCTCGGGCGGCAGTCCCGCTTATGCCAGAAAGGGGATCACCTGGAATCCGGCGGCCGGCGGGAATAAAGACTCTTCGAACCAGCCGGTGCTTGATGTCCCGGCCGGAAAGACGGTTGCTTATATTGGATTTTGGTCAGCGCTATCAGGAGGCGTATTCTATGGAGCGGCGGATGTTGTGGACGAGGTTTTCGCCGCGCAGGGGACATACACCCTGACAGATGCGGATCTGGATTTGAATGCATAAAATGAGGAGAAGTTAATTGCAATACGCACGACCATCTTCTGATATCGAGAACCCTGGAGGCTGGACTGTAACCCCGCTCTGGGAAAAGATTGACGAAGAGCCATTTGACGATGGTGATTATTTAATCTCGCCGAGGTCTGCAACTGGGGATTCATTCACGATAGGTCTTTCCGGCGTCATAGACCCGGGAGTCCATACTGACCACGTAGTTAGGATTAGAGTAAAGACAGGTGTCTCGGGAACATTCAAATTCGAGCTTCTGCAAGGTGCTGTCGTAATTAAAGATAGCGGAGACGTAGTGCTCACCACTGCCTTTGCCGAATACAACATGACCCTGAGTGAAGCAGAGGCTTCTAATATCACGGACTACACTGCTCTGAGAGTCAGGGTCACAGCTGTCGCCACACAGAAGAATCAGCGTCAGAATGTCTCCTGGATAAGGGTAGACGTTCCCTCTGTCAGTGGAGAAGAGCATTCCGGTTCCGGCTCAATCTCCGGGAACGGCTCGCCTGTCGGGACGGCCGAAAAGGGCGGAAGAGGCTCCGCATTAAAATCCGCAGGTGGGACACTTTTTGCTTTCGGACTTGCGGGAATGCTCGGTATAGCATCTGTCGCCGGCGGAGGTTCTCAGTTTGTAGCTGGTGAGAAATCTGCCATGGTGAGCGCGAGTATTTCAAATGGTGGTTCACAGGTTGCCGTTGGAAAAAAATCCACCTTCATCAGCGCGGCCATTTCAGGTGGGGGCTCGCTCATTGCAGAAGGCCAGGCCATAGAACATTCTGGTATTGCAGCCATCACCGGGAGTGGTGTTTTTGCGGGGATTGGCATAAAACAAGCTCCTGGCGATTCGACCGTTACCGGCGGAGGTTCCATAATCGCTGCAGGGCCCATGGTCGAAAGCCAGGCTGATGTTGCTGCTGCTGTCGTTAGCGTGGTACCCAGCGGCTCTCAAATATCCGGAGAAAAGCGGGATCTGCTTTTAATAGGGAATCCCGATGACATAATTTTCTTAGGCAAAAAGAAGCCTATTTTAATCTCCAGAAAATAGGAGGTAACTATGGACATGGAAGAAAAAACCTTTCCGTTTGATATTAAAGCGGTAACCGAGGAGGGAACCTTCGAAGGTTATGCGGCCATCTTTGGCAAACCGGATGCCCTGGGCGAAGTCATAGAAAAAGGAGCTTTTGATAAGACGCTCAAGGAAGGCAAGACCCGGCCCATGTGCTGGTATCACGATGTCCGGAATCCGATCGGCCTGGTCGAGCTCGAAGTAGACGATAAGGGGCTGAAGGTAAAGGGAGAATTAGACCTCAACATCCAATTAGCCAGGGAGAAGCACTCGTTGATGAAGAAGAAAATCGTCAAGGGCCTCTCGTTCGGATTTAAGACAATAAGGGATCTCTGGGATGGGACAACCAGGATCTTAAAGGAGATAAAACTTTTTGAGATCTCACCGGTTACTTTCGGGGCCCATCCGGCCGCCCTGGTGACGAGCGTCAAGCAGTGGGACGAAGAAAAGCCTTTTCCGAACGAACACAGCGCCAGAATTAAATCGCCAGGGTCCTTCGATCCAAAGACGTTTAGACGCACAAAGGACGGCACGATTTACGGTAGCAAAAAGGTGCCAGCGACGGCAGCTGTCATTTGGGGAAAATTGAAGGGAGCCGCAAAACCATCCGATAACCCCATTCCGCAGTCAATACGGTTCCCGACAGAAAACTGGACCGCAGCGCAGGCTAAGGCCTGGCTGAAGGACAATAATGTCACTTACGAGATGTTCGAGGCAGCCTCAAAATCACTGGAAGGGGCGATCGAATTTCTTGAAGAGGAAAAGAGCGAACGAGTAAAATCGAACGCTGATTTGAAACTTGTGAATAGCGCCATCCAGGCGTTAGAAGCACTTCTCGAAGCAAATGCGCCGCCGGAAGGCACCCAGAGTGGAGAGAAGAGCTTGATACCCGAGTCCATCGGGAGACTTCGGCAAGATAAGACGCCGCAACCGCACCTCTATCTTGAGAAAATCGAAATCCCGAAATCCAAATAAAGGAAAAATACATGCCATTAGAAAAAAAGGAAAAAGAAGAACTAATTGAAGAAGTAAAGACAGCCATCGGCGTAGAAATCAAGGAAGAGACAAAGACGAAGATCGAAGAGATCAACAAGGCTATCGTCGATAAGTTCGAAGAGCTGAAGAAGGGAAAAACAACAGAGACAGAGTTCCTAGAGTTTAAGAAAAAAGCCGACGCCCGACTTGACGATATAGAGACAAAAATGAACCGGCTCCCACCTGAAATTCCTAAAGCTGAAGGGGAAAACGAGAAGTCTGCCGAGCACAAAGCACTGGATCAGTGGATGCGTAAAGGCATCGTTGGTCCGGAAGAAGTGAAAGTTCTAAGGATCTCAGATGATACGGGTGCAGGCTATCTCGCTTCACCGGAGATCTCCAACGAGCTGCTCAAAACTCTTATAGAATATTCCAATATCCGGTCGATCGCTAGGGTCCGGCCGACAAGTAATGTTGAAATCTGGGTGAGAAAAAGAACGGGCACCTTCGCAGCCCGACACGTGGGCGAGACAGAGACCAAAACAGAAACGGAAGGCCTGGCCTACGGGATGGAAAAAATCCCGAACCACGAACTCTATGCAGATGTGATCATATCCAACCAGGAGCTCGAGGATTCCGACTTCAACCTGGAAGCTGAAATTGCTATGGAAGCGGGTGAACAGTTCGGCGTTGCAGAAGGAACGGATTTTGTTAAGGGAGATGGAGTCAATAAAGCCGAAGGATTCCTCTCAAATGCAGCAGTCCTGGCTGCCTTCATCGCTGGCGACACGATGGGCGATCTTAGCGTGACGGATATCTTGAATCTTTATTACGGACTCAAAGAGCCTTATGTGGCCAACGCGACTTGGCTTATGAGGCGGGCGACAGTTCAAAAGGTCGTGCTATTCAAGGACGCTGCCAATCACTATATCTGGATGCCGAGCTTAGTTACCAAGATGCCGCAGACGATCCTGGGCCGACCGATTCTCGAATGCCCCGATATGCCGGCCGTGGCAGACAATGCCTATGCCGTAGCTTTCGGTAATTTCCGGATCGGGTACACGATCAGTGACCGGCTCCAGATCAGCATTCTCCGGGATCCTTACAGCAAGAAGATGCAGGGTGCAGTTGAATTCACAGTACGAAAACGGGTTGGCGGTCAAGTTGTTCAAGCTGAAGCCATCAAGATTCTCAAAATCCTGGTCACAACATAAGGAGAATGAAATGAGAGAAAAATATCACGACTATTTACCAAAGTATTCAATCTACCCCGCTGCTCTTGGTGCTGCAGCTAAAGAAGGAGATGCTATCGTTGACCTTAAAGGGTTTGAGGGCGCGATGATCGTTTGCGGAAGTGGAGATCTCACCGTAGATATGCCGTTCCAACTGATGCACGGCGATGATGCCGCTCTTTCCGACGCTGCCGCCGTTCCTGACGCTGACCTGGTGGGTACGGAACCCACGCTCCTGGAAGCCAATGATAACGAGATTAAACACTTCGCCTATGTCGGAACGAAAAGGTATCTTCGAGTAGACACGACTGCCGGAACCGGAATTGGTTGGGCTGCAATCATCTTAGGACGTCCACGCCACGCACCTGTTGTTTAGCGGCTGAAAATTGCCGGTAGTAATTGACACAAAAGGGAAGGGGAGACACGCGGGTGTCTCTCCTCTCCCTATTTCATTAAAGGAGAAATCTATGAAAGTTAGAATGAAAGAGGACAAAAAGGGCAGCCCGGATGGGATCAATGTTATTGATTACGAGAAGGGCAAGACCTATGACATGCCGGATGTACTCGCAAAGCCCTGGATCAAAAAGGGTTTGGCCGTTGCCGTGAAACCCCCAAAGCTCGTGGAGGAAGAGATCGAAGAGCCTGAAGCCGAAGAGCCTAATGAAACAAAGGTCTTAGAGCCGCCTGAAACGAAGGACGAAAAGCCGCCCGAGAAAGAAGAGAAAAAGAAAAAGTAGCCAGGCCCCTTTTAGTGGGAGCTTGATAAATCAAGCCCCTAGGGTCCGGCAGAGGAGAGGACTTTGAGATTAAAGCTGAAGACTGCCCCGCTTTTAGAGCCAATCTCTCAGGACGTGGCTAAGAACCATCTGAAGGTCGACTCGGCCGATGACAATGTGTTGATCTCCGCGCTGATCACAACGGCCCGGCAGCTGGCTGAGAGAGAGACAAATCGGGCCTTCATAACGCAGACCTGGCAGATGTACCTGGATTCCGCGCCGGAGGAGATCGAGATCCCGAAGCCGCCGCTGCAGCAGGTGATTGACATTAAGGTCATTAGTGAAGCGGGCGACGAGTCGATCGTAAACTCAACGCTCTATGATGTTGATTGGTCGCAGAATTCACCAGGGCGCGTGAGGCTCAAAAGTGGTTATTCCTGGCCAACACATCGAGGTTTTGCCTCTTTCATAGTAGAGTTCAAAGCCGGCTACGGAGACGCTGCGACGGACGTTCCGGAAGCGCTGAAACAGGGGATCCTGCAGCTCCTCTCGCACTTATACGAGAACCGGGAAGCGGAGGAGATCCCGAAGGGACTAAAAGCTCTATTCTGGCCCTTCAAGATCTTGAGAATATGAGAAAGAAGTTAGCCATAGGCGAGATGCGGCACAGGATCACATTCCAACGGCCGATCAAGACGCCTGACGGCCACAAAGGCCACACAGTAAGCTGGCAGGTCCTAGTTACGGTCTGGGCGAGCATAGAGCCGCTCTCAGGGCGAGAGTATTTCTATTCTCACCAGATCAAGGCGGAGGTCACTCATAGAGTGAAGATAAGATATCGAGAGGACATCACGACGAAGATGAGAATTAAACACGGAGATAGGGTGCTGGCGATCGAGTCTATTTTAGATCTAAAAGAAAGGCGCCAGATCCTCGAGATCCTCTGCAGGGAAGAGAAATGAAAGTCAAAATAGACGTCATCGGCGAAAGGGAAATCCTCCGGGCCCTGAATAATTTGAGCGAAGAGAAATCGCGGTTAGTGAAGGGAGAGGTTTATGCTACTGGAATTGATGTCCGGAGAGAGGCACAGGAAAAGCTCCGGGATTCGAGAACTTGGGATCTCGGCAACCTTGCGAACTCAATAATCGTCGATCTTAAAGACGGCGGCATGGTTTCTGAAGTAGGTCCGGAAGCGCCGTATGGGCCATATGTCGAATTCGGGACACGCCCCCATTTTCCTCCGCCCGACGCGCTGGAAGGATGGGCCCGGCGACACGGTTTCGAATCTCCCTGGCCGATCTGTAAGGTCATAGCGGAGAGAGGCCTGCCGGCCCGACCGTTTATGTTTCCGGCCTGGCTCGCGATAAAGGATCTATTCTGGAAGAAGATCAAGGAGATCCTAGAAAGATGAAATCACCTTTTCTTACTCTACATGACGCAGAGGTCGCAAGGATCGAGGCTGAAACCAGCTACACTGTTTATGATGATATACCGGAGCAGGCGCCTTATCCTTATGTCACCATGGGCGAGCTGACGGCCCGGGATTGGTCAGACAAATTCGAGGCCGGTCAGGAGGTTTATTCTACGAAGCATATCTGGTCACAGTATAAAGGGAAAAAAGAAGTGACTGAAATGGGCGACGCGATCCTGCAGGCCCTTACAAAAAGCCCGCTAGATCTGGGCCCTAATTTCCGGGCGGTCCTGGATGCACTCGATACGAACGAGGTTATAATCGACATCGACGGGATAACGAGGCATGGAATTCTCCGGCAGCGCTATCTCATCGAGGAGGTATGAACATGGGAATTTTCAAACCAGGAGTGAACATCGGGAAGGCCATCGCAGGCAGGGTCAAGGGCTTTCCGGTTGGAGAAAAAAAGCCAAAGAAAAAGCGGCGAGGGGATAGTCATTCTTGCTGGATTTTATGTCCCAGCTTCCACATGAAGCCGCCCAAAAAGATAAGCAGAGAGGCAGCCGAGAAAGATCATAATTACTCCATCTTCATTTTTAGCGAGTCCAGCAAGGAGCGTGATGAAGCGCTCAACCACATGATACGCTGCGGCCAGGAAGAGATAGAGGCCGGCAATAAGCGGTTCTGGCTTCACGCTGTCAACTACAAGCTCCAGCATAAAGCGCTTTTTCAGGCTGAATTAAAATACATCTTTAGGGTGAGACAGATCCCTGAAGAAATCTCATAAGGAGGTAAATTATGGGAAAAGTAAAAGGTATAGACATCTACTTGAAAGTGAACACGGGTACAGAGGTTTCGCCAACTTGGACGAAAGTCGGAGGCCAGTCAGGAGCCGATTTTCCTCGCGGTCTTGCTACTATGGATGTCACGGACAAGGATTCCGGAGGCGACGAAGAGCATCTTCCTGGCAATAGAAACTGGGCCGTGAGTTTCGATGCTTTTCTGATCGAAGATGATGCAGGATTCCTTGAAATCGAGAACGCCTACAACGCCGATCCACCCACGCAGCTGCAGTACCAGATCATAACCCCCGGCTTCGCCTATATGGGAAAGGCCACGGTCGAAGCGCTCTCGGTCTCAGCAGCTCAGGATGCCGCGAGCGTAGCGTCTTTCACGCTCAAAGGAACAGCCGGACTCTCCAAGACGGCAATCTAACTTAACAGAAAAAAAGGGGACAGTCCCCCTTTTTAAGGAGGTAAAAAAATGCCAAATTTAACACCACAAGTAGTCGTACTGACGGGTATCACTCCGACATTGGTCGCAGCCGACGTTGGAGGAGATGAATTCGTCAATAGCGGCCGTGACTTTATCCACATCAAAAACGCAGACGCATCGCCGATGGACGTAACAATTAATTCTCAGGCACTCTGCGATCAGGGCGTCGACCACGACGTCGCGGTTACAATTCCAGCTACGACTGGTGAGAAATTCATTGGCCCCTTTCCTAAAGACAGATTCAATGATACCGCTGGCAAAGTCCAGATCACCTACAGCGCCGTTACCGATGTCACAATCGGCATTGTCAGGCTCCCATAATGGAAGCTCACGTTCTCACTCTCGATAAACCGCGAAAACTCCACTACGGCTTCAGGGCGATCAGGATCATCCGGGAGAAGTACGGAGGCGAAAAAGAGCTGACTGATATTCTGGAGATAAACATTGATGAGATCCCGTTTTTCGCTTATGCCGGCTTGATAAGAGAAGATGAATCGCTCACTCCTGAAAAGGTAGAAGAGCTCATCGACAGCGCGATCCCCGGCCAGTATACGGTACTCGATATCGTCGGCATTATCGCCAAGGCAATCACTGATCAGATGGGAGTGAAGCCCGGTAAAAAAAAAAGAAAGACCCCCTCGAAACGTACCGTAAAATCGCGTTCGAAATAGGCGTAAAAGACCTCGCAGAATTTGAAGAGCTCACGCCCGCGGGGCTGCAGGAGCGGATCGAAGCCCATGAAGCGAGAGAGAAAAAAACATGGTTCATGATTGGCTGGGCCGTGGCGGAAATCGTAAGTCACTTAGTTGGAACGAGAATTACTGTCTCAGACTTATTGCCTGAGATGTTTCCGCCGAAGATCTGGACAAAGGAAGAAGTAAAGAAGGAACTCAAGGCTCTTAAAAAGAGGCTGAAAATAAAATGATAGTCAAAAGCATGCTTGTCCGAATCGGGGCCGACGACGCCCAGATGAAGGCCGCTCTGAAAAAGGCCGGGGCTGGTTTAAAGAAACACTCGGCAGCCTTCAAGAAGGCGGGCATGGCCATGACGGTCGCCGGCGGAGCTATAACCGGCGCCGTGGGCCTTATGGTCAAGAGCTATATGTCGGCCGGCGATCAAGTCCATAAGATGGCCCTGAGAACAGGAATCGGGACTGAGGCACTATCGGAGCTCAAATACGCAGCGGAGATCAGCGGAGCCAGCCTCGATGATGTCGAAAAGGGCGTCAAGAAGATGTCGAAAACTATCATGGACGCCAAGGATGGTCTGGCGACATACGTCCGGGCATTCGACCGGATCGGCCTTCAAGCGGAAGATCTAATAGAATTAAGCCCCGAGGATCAGTTCGATAAAATAGCCCGGGCAATCGCGAGCGTTGAGAATCCTACGATCCGGGCAGCCACAGCGCAGGAGATCTTCGGCCGCGCTGGAACCAAGCTCCTTCCTTTATTTGCTGCAGGAGAAGAGGGCCTGGACGCCCTGAGACAGAAAGCTCGAGACATGGGGATAGTCTTTGATCAGGAAGCGGCGGACAAGGCAGCCGTGCTCACGGATTCCTTAACCACGCTGAAGGGCTCCTTCCAGGGCGTATCAATGAGTATTGCGAATACCCTGGCGCCGGTCATAACAGGCATCGTCGAGAAGATCTCCGGCGTCGCCCAGAAAGTAAAGGACTGGATGAAAGAGCATCCCAAATTATCCGGAACTATAATGAAAGTCGTTGTAGTCCTGGGCGGTTTGATGGCCGTTTTGGGCCCGCTGGTTATGATCCTCCCAGCTTTAGTCGCCGGCGTCTCCATGCTCGGAGGAGCGTTTTCTTTATTGCTCGGACCGATCGGCCTGGTTATAGCTGCAGTGGCCACAGCCACGATCGTTTTTATGAAGCTAAAGAAGGCGAAAGATGAGGTCCGAAAGGCAGATGAACGGCTGGTTGAAGCCCAGAAATCACTCCGCCAGAAACTCATCGACATGAAGAAGGCCGCCGGAATGACCGGGGAGGAATTCGGGAAGCTCAACAATAAATACAAAGGCAACATCGTCGCCATGACGATGGCCATCCACAAAGGAAAGGAAGGCAAGGAGCTCCAGGAAGCGCTGGCCAAGGTATCGAAAAAACACAAAGAGGAGATCGACAAACAGCGGGAGAGTTACGAGGGGATCATCCCAAAGGTCGAAGAATATAAGGTAAAATTACAGGAAGTCCCAAAAATCGTGGAGGCGATGACCGAAGAGATCAAGCAGGCCACTCTCAGTGAATATGAATACGCGAAATTGACGCTCGAACAAAAGAAGCTCGATAGGGACGCAGCGATCGAAAAGGAGCTCGAGGATCAGACGGCCAAACAGGAAGCATTGAATCTCAACGAGGAAGCCTACCAGCTGGCGCTGGCAGAGCTCGAAGATACGGCCGCAGAGGAAAGGAAAGAAAAGCGGGATGAACAGTTCGCGGCATATTTGGAATCCAAGCAGGCTCTCGTCGATTCTATTAATCAGATGACCCTATCCGAGCTTGAATATTCAGACTGGGCGCTCGACCAAGAGTATGAGAGACAAAAAAAGCATATCGAAGATACGATTAAAAACGAAGAAGAAAGGAATGAACTTTTGAGACTCCTGCGCGAAAAACATCTCCTGGATAAAAAGAAGGCTGAAGAGGATCATGCCGATGAGGTAACCATGATCCAGGCGAATACGATGTCGGCTTTAGCCGCCCTGTACGGGGACTTTATCGGCGACACTCTGGACGCATTTGAAGCGTGGGGAGCCGGCACACAGGGCCTTCTCAAAGGCATTGGCCAGGCGTTCGGTAATCTGGCCAAATTTGCA